CCGCTGGACAATACGCTGACTAATTTGAGTGGAAAGGATGTAGCGGGTCTTCTCGCATACCTTGGTTTGGGAGAAGCGGCAAAACGGAATGTGGGCACAGGAGATAATCAGATACCGGATATGGGAGCATTCGCTTCTGGTTCGGGATGGTTCAGGCTACCAGGTGGATATATTGTTCAGTTTGGCACTTTTTCAGGAAACACGACCCGCTTTATCAGTGGACACTTCCCTATACCATTCCCTAATCAGCCGATGGTTTCAGTCAGTGTTATGTCTGATAACGTTCAGTCAGACCCGTCGATTCCTGCTCCGCAGGTTTTGTCTGTAAATTTTGAACATATCAGTAATTCAGCGTGGCGTGTGGCAACCAGTGATATCTCACAGCAATACAGATTCAGTTATATTTCGATAGGACGGTAGAAATGCAGAAATATATTTTCAGCGCCGATAAAAATGCGTTTTTCCCTGTGGAGCTTAAAATCGCTTATCAGGAATCCGGCGAATGGCCCGATGATGGAATCGAAATTGACGACACTGTTGCCGCCGAATTTATGAAGGAAGCACCAGAAGGAAAATACAGAGGTGTCATCGACGGAATGCCTGCATGGATTGATATTCCACCGCCAACTCATGAGGAACAAATTGCCGCAGCCGAACTGGAAAAGCAGCAATTGATTAATCAGGTCAACGAATACATAAACAGTAAGCAATGGCCTGGTAAAGCGGCGATTGGTCGCCTGAAAGGTGAGGAACTGGCGCAATATAATTTGTGGCTGGATTATCTGGACGCACTGGAACTGGTCGATACTTCCGGTGCGCCAGATATTGAATGGCCTACGCCTCCGGCAGTTCAGGCCAGATGACGTCCGGCGCTGTGCTGGTATCTGTTGCCGTTACCGCGTCAATATAATCCAGCACAGCGTTAAGTCGGGTGTTTTCTGGCTGCGTCAGCTTCCGCCCGGCCTGTAATTTCAGTTGAATCAGACTGATGGAAGCCATTGCAGCATCAATCAGCGACTGGCGCTGTGCTTCTGCAGCTTCTACTGCGGCGCTATGCTGTGCCTCGGTATCCGTCACCCATTTCTCACCATCCCATTTATCGTATGGCGTTAACGGTGAAAGCGTGACATAACCGTCTTTGATGGCACCGATATAATCCACTGTAACAGCTGCGCCATTTTCAGTTGAGTAAACGGTCTCATTGCGATGGTCTTCTTCATGGCTCCATCCCTTACCCGTAAATACTGCCACTCTTCCCGGAATGTATTCGCCCGGGTCAATACCAGTGGAACAAGCGGGCATACTTACGCCAGTATTAATATATTCATCAGACCAGCCCGTATATTCAGACGTTACTGCATCATAATAATAACAACGCATATCACCCGGCACTGTAGCCAGCCCATTTTCATCAAAAACAGGTTTCATTATGCAGCCCTCACAATATAATTAAAGGCGATGTTACGTGGACGGTTTTCATTAGCTGTTGGCACGACACGAGAGGCGTCGAATCCAAGGTCATCGGTTTTGCCTATATCAGTTGTGTTATTCGGCATTCTCGCAGATCGTGTTCCTGCATCATAAAAAGCCCCTCTGATTGCATCAAAAGACATACCGATCCCGCCATCTGCGAATCCCTCAATATTTCTTATTGCATCCCCCTGTGAAGATAATAATTGTCGCCCGGCATCCACTCCACGTCCGTCATCCCAGCCACGAATAAATTCACCGCGTAAATCAGGCAATTTATTTGTCGGGTAAACCTTTGCCAGTTCCGGGTATTCTTCAGCAGAAAAAGCCGCACCATTGCATTTCAGCCAGCCTGTTGGCGGAGTGGCGGAAGGCCACGGAACAGGCACACCAACGGGTAATGCCGAACCTTCTCCCAAACCAAGGTATGCGAGAAGACCCGCTACATCCTTTCCACTCAAATTAGTCAGCGTATTGTCCAGCGGTTGTTTACCTGCCAGTGCATTAAGCATTGTCGTGGCAAAGTTCGGGTCATTCCCCAGCGCCGCCGCCAGTTCGTTCAGTGTATCCAGTGCCGCAGGTGCAGAACCCACCATTGCCGCAATCGCCGATTTCACAAAAGCCGTAGTGGCAATCTGTGTATTGTTGACCGACTGCGCCGCCGTGGGGGCTGTTGGCGTTCCGGTGAGTGCCGGACTCAACAGCGGCGCTTTCAGTGCCAGCGCATTATTAATGGTGGTACTGAATTTCGGATCATTGTTAATGGCTACGGCTATTTCTTTCAGCGTGTCCAGCGTGGCTGGCGCACCATTAATAATAGCCGTCAGTGCAGCCTGAACAAACGCGGTGGTCGCAACCTGCGTGGTGTTATTCCCCGCCGCTGGCGTTGGCGCTTTGGGTGTCCCGGTAAACGTAGGACTTTCTTTCTGTGCATACTGTGAATGCGGGTCCGGTGCGGCAAGATGTTTTGCCATCAGGTCATCCACGTACACCTTCAGCTCCAGTACCTTATCATCCACATACTTGCGGGTTGCCAGCACTACGGCAGGGTCNCGTCAGCTTCCGCCCGGCCTGTAATTTCAGTTGAATCAGACTGATGGAAGCCATTGCAGCATCAATCAGCGACTGGCGCTGTGCTTCTGCAGCTTCTACTGCGGCGCTATGCTGTGCCTCGGTATCCGTCACCCATTTCTCACCATCCCATTTATCGTATGGCGTTAACGGTGAAAGCGTGACATAACCGTCTTTGATGGCACCGATATAATCCACTGTAACAGCTGCGCCATTTTCAGTTGAGTAAACGGTCTCATTGCGATGGTCTTCTTCATGGCTCCATCCCTTACCCGTAAATACTGCCACTCTTCCCGGAATGTATTCGCCCGGGTCAATACCAGTGGAACAAGCGGGCATACTTACGCCAGTATTAATATATTCATCAGACCAGCCCGTATATTCAGACGTTACTGCATCATAATAATAACAACGCATATCACCCGGCACTGTAGCCAGCCCATTTTCATCAAAAACAGGTTTCATTATGCAGCCCTCACAATATAATTAAAGGCGATGTTACGTGGACGGTTTTCATTAGCTGTTGGCACGACACGAGAGGCGTCGAATCCAAGGTCATCGGTTTTGCCTATATCAGTTGTGTTATTCGGCATTCTCGCAGATCGTGTTCCTGCATCATAAAAAGCCCCTCTGATTGCATCAAAAGACATACCGATCCCGCCATCTGCGAATCCCTCAATATTTCTTATTGCATCCCCCTGTGAAGATAATAATTGTCGCCCGGCATCCACTCCACGTCCGTCATCCCAGCCACGAATAAATTCACCGCGTAAATCAGGCAATTTATTTGTCGGGTAAACCTTTGCCAGTTCCGGGTATTCTTCAGCAGAAAAAGCCGCACCATTGCATTTCAGCCAGCCTGTTGGCGGAGTGGCGGAAGGCCACGGAACAGGCACACCAACGGGTAATGCCGAACCTTCTCCCAAACCAACGTTTATGAAAATGCAGAGATAACGGCTAACTGGCATCATCTCCGGTTTTTATTCAGGGGGATGATCATGCTTATTGGCTATGTACGCGTGTCAACAAATGACCAGAACACCGATTTGCAACGCAATGCACTGAGCTGTGCGGGATGTGAGCGGATTTTTGAGGATAAAATCAGTGGCACCAAGTCCGACAGACCGGGGCTGAAAAAGCTGCTCAGGACACTATCGGCAGGAGACACGCTGGTTGTCTGGAAGCTGGACAGACTGGGGCGCAGTATGCGGCATCTTGTTACGCTGATAGAAGAGCTGCGCCAGCGTGGCGTGAATTTCCGAAGCCTGACTGACAGTATTGATACCAGCACCCCAATGGGCCGTTTCTTTTTTCATGTCATGGGTGCCCTGGCTGAAATGGAACGCGAACTGATAGTTGAACGTACCAGGGCGGGGCTGGCTGCAGCTCGTGCTAAAGGCAGAGTAGGTGGACGCCGTCCTAAGTTGACCAGCGAACAGTGGGCACAGATTGGGCGTTTACTCGAGGCCGGAGAATCAAGACAGCGTATTGCACTGATTTTTGATGTAGGCGTTTCTACCATTTATCGAAAATTTCCGGCAAATAAGAACAATAAATCTCCCTGAATCAGCTTTATTTTGATTATCCCTGAAAGCAGACAAATACCGTCATTTTGTGTGAATAACGGTACAACTGCGCTTAGCTGTTTGTCAGGCACAATCACTTCAACATAGGGCGAAGCCTAATCCAATCAGGAGGTTCGCCACTATGGCTCAGGATTACCACCACGGGGTGCGCGTTGTTGAAGTCAACGAAGGCACCCGATCCATTACCACGGTGAGCACCGCCATCGTGGGTATGGTCTGCACGGGCGATGATGCCGATGCAAAAATGTTTCCTCTTAATAAACCCGTGCTGATCACTGATGTGCTGACTGCCAGCGGTAAAGCGGGTGAGTCAGGCACGCTGGCCCGTTCGCTGGATGCCATCGCTGACCAGGCAAAACCCGTGACCGTTGTTGTGCGTGTGCCGCAGGGTGAAACGGAAGAAGAAACCACGACCAATATCATCGGCGCAGTGACCGCTGAAGGTAAAAAAACAGGCATGAAAGCCCTGTTATCTGCCCAGTCACAGCTTGGCGTTAAACCGCGCATTCTCGGCGTGCCAGGCCACGACACCAAGGCGGTAGCTACTGAGTTGCTGAGCGTGGCGCAAAGCCTGCGTGGATTTGCTTACCTGTCAGCGTATGGCTGCAAGACGGTACAGGAGGCGATCACTTACCGTGAAAACTTCAGCCAGCGCGAAGGGATGCTGATCTGGCCTGACTTTACTGGCTGGGACACTGTGCTGAATGCCGAAGCAACGGCATATGCCACCGCCCGTGCGCTTGGTCTGCGCGCCAAAATTGACGAGCAGACCGGATGGCACAAAAGCCTGTCCAACGTGGGCGTGAACGGTGTCACCGGAATTTCTGCTGATGTGTTCTGGGATCTGCAGGACCCGGCAACCGATGCGGGACTGCTGAACCAGAACGACGTCACCACGCTTGTGCGTAAAGACGGTTTCCGCTTCTGGGGTTCCCGCTGCCTGAGTGATGACCCGCTCTTTGCCTTCGAAAACTACACCCGCACGGCGCAGGTGCTGACGGACACGATGGCAGAAGCGCACATGTGGGCGGTGGATAAACCGCTGAATCCGTCGCTGGCCCGCGACATTANCTTCTCCCAAACCAAGGTATGCGAGAAGACCCGCTACATCCTTTCCACTCAAATTAGTCAGCGTATTGTCCAGCGGTTGTTTACCTGCCAGTGCATTAAGCATTGTCGTGGCAAAGTTCGGGTCATTCCCCAGCGCCGCCGCCAGTTCGTTCAGTGTATCCAGTGCCGCAGGTGCAGAACCCACCATTGCCGCAATCGCCGATTTCACAAAAGCCGTAGTGGCAATCTGTGTATTGTTGACCGACTGCGCCGCCGTGGGGGCTGTTGGCGTTCCGGTGAGTGCCGGACTCAACAGCGGCGCTTTCAGTGCCAGCGCATTATTAATGGTGGTACTGAATTTCGGATCATTGTTAATGGCTACGGCTATTTCTTTCAGCGTGTCCAGCGTGGCTGGCGCACCATTAATAATAGCCGTCAGTGCAGCCTGAACAAACGCGGTGGTCGCAACCTGCGTGGTGTTATTCCCCGCCGCTGGCGTTGGCGCTTTGGGTGTCCCGGTAAACGTAGGACTTTCTTTCTGTGCATACTGTGAATGCGGGTCCGGTGCGGCAAGATGTTTTGCCATCAGGTCATCCACGTACACCTTCAGCTCCAGTACCTTATCATCCACATACTTGCGGGTTGCCAGCACTACGGCAGGG